AGATATTATTGATTATTCTGCGGAGAAAGTTGCAAATCTTATAAACACAAATGCTGAAAATATTATTTTTACGAGCGGCGGTTCTGCGAGCAATACTTTAGCCATAAAAGGCTTCTCAGAATCAATGCAACACTCTAAAATACTATATTCTCCTATTTGCCACAAATCAATTATAGAAGCATCAAGACATATTCTCAATTCCGAACCATTAAACGTAGATACTACAGGACGTATAATTGTCGGTGATTTAGAGAAGTTATTAGAAAACAATATATTGTACAACACTCTCGTTGTTATAGATTTTGGAAATTCCGAGATTGGAACAGTACAAAACGTATCTCTTATCAGCGAATTAGTTCATAAATACAACGCATACTTGTATATTGACTGTACAGGAAGTATTCCATATATTCCATTGGATGTGCAAAAACTTAATGTTGATATGGCTGGATTTTCAGCTCATAAACTTGGTGCCCTAAAAGGATGCGGCGTTTTATTTAAGAAAAGTGATATCTCGCTCGCCCCTCTCATTTATGGCTCTGATGATTATTTTTCTGGAACTCAAAATGTCTTAGGAATCGGTTCTCTCGGTGTGTCTGCCGAATTATATCAGAATTTCTATAAAAAAATTAATTCAAAAAATAGAAA